AGTAGCTTCATAGGTTCAGCCGCAATCAATGCGTCTTTCTTAGCTGATACTGCCGACCAAGTTGTACCCCAATCAGATGGGTCTTGGCTCTCAATAGCTGAACCATTTGCATCTGCGCCAGTTACTTTGGCGTACATGGTTGTGAACTCAGCTTCTGTTGTTGGTTCGCCACGGAGTACCCACTCTGTAACACCCAACTCTGATAATGCTGTTGATATTGTTGTCATTTTATTTGGCCTCCTTTAGCCGTTATTTTTGTATTTCGTACACTACAAATGAAGATACTGATTGATAGTATGAATTAGAATTAGCCTCAGATTTACCTCTATTGATAGCTCCACCATTGTAACAAATTGCTTGTATTAGCCATGTTATAGGAGTTGTTGTATCAGATGCAGATGTATTGTCTGCGTAATCACCACTCATATAGAAAGCTTGGTAAGAGTTTGAACCTGTAGTGTCTCCACTTTTATATGGGTTTATATGGGCTGTTGTTGCTATTCTACTTTCAACACCTGATGCTATATAGTCACTTTGGATATTGCTATCACGCAGTATGCGAAAGCCCATAGAAAAATAATCACAAGAAATAGAGAGAGATGGACATAATATAAATTTACTGTTTGTTGACTTAGGTGTAAGTGTCACACTTAAGTCTGTAACATTAGTATAAGCAGAAGAGCCTATACTCATGTGACCTGTAAAAACTCCACTACCAACCTGTAACACTGTACCCGTTGTATTAATCCCTAAGTCAGCCGCCGTTGGTGTACCACCATTGGCTTTCTGTAGAGTATCAACTTTTATTATACTGGTCATTGTGCGATCTCCTGTAAGATAATTCTACCACCAGTACCATAATTATTTTGAGAGTCGCTGTTGTTATATTGTATTGTAGTAGCACCTTTGCACCCTCCTGATATGGTGTATGTGGTTGCACTAGTTGTATTTGGAGTATCTACATAAGTTCTTGTACTGTACGTCATATACCTATCAAGATCACTCTGCAGGTAAAAACTTTCTCCATATTCAGAAGATTCATCATCTAATAATGTTATTGATCCTCTTCTTAATCTTACTAATGCACCCCTCCAAGTATCTGTACTTACATTGCCGACATATATATGCTGTTCAAATACTATTAAAATTTTACTAGTTGAAAATTTAGGAGTTATTGTTGCTGAACCAATATCAACTTTAGTTGAACTTGTTACTGATGCATGACCTAAATCAGCATTAACTACCTGCACCACATGCCCTGCAATATGCACACCATTACCGCTTGTCTTTTCAACGAGGCTATCGACTTTTAATGTACTCATTGTGCGATCTCCTGCATGATTAACCAAGAGCTTCTTGGGGTTCTATTAAAGTAATGATTGTTTGTTGATACTATCTGTGACCCAGTAATTTTAATAGTATACGTACCCGCAGTAAGAACACCTGTTTGCCCCATTAAGTTATGCTGAAAGGACTCTTCTCCTGATGAATTAGGACCAACGTGTTCGGTATCTTGTATTAATACAGAACCAACGTACAGTCTCATTTCATAGGCTTTACCCCATGTTCCAGAAGCACTTACATACCTACCTACAGATGCCTGTGCCACTACCTTAGAGCCTTCTTGAACAGTAATTTGACCAGAGAACAATTCTTTTTCCGCATATGTGCTATCTGTCAACTGTGTGTCCCACTCAACACATTTAACCTGTATAGCATGCCCTGGCGCATGAAGTGTTTGACCACTTGGTATGATCACCTTGTTCGCATTAGACCCAGATGTTGGTCCTATTAAGTTTTCGACTTGTAATGTACTCATCTATATCACCGTTAAGTTTCCATTGACTGTCAGGGTAATACCCGATGCAACAGTAAGTGGTCCTGTAGCACTCGCATTTTCGTCTGCGTCAATTGTTGTGTTAGTGTTTAGCTCTTGTTCATTAACTCGAAAGATGTCACCTGCTCTTGAGCCAACTGTTCCGTTGTCACCCTTGAACATGCCACCACCAGATACATTAGCTACTTCAAATGTTGTGTAAGCAACGACATCAAGTATATCACCTGTAGCTGCACCTGTTGTAAGTATTACATCTGAGCCATTAGCGGCTGTATAGTCTGCACCATTACTTAGGAAGATTCCATTGAGATATACGTCAAGAAATTGTGGAGTATACCCACCCGTAGCAAACGATGTCTGCCCTGACGTAGCTGTGAAGCTATCCCTTGTCTGTGTGGCTTGTGGTACTGGCTGTGTGCCGATGTAACCTGACATCTAAGTCTCCTTGTTGTTTGTTTTATTAGCCTAATAAATACCCTGAAAAAATCTCATGACCTGAATTAGTATTTGCAGAACCTGGGTGAGATGCTGTACCATTAGATTCAAACCATATACTGGCATAATCTCCTACAGCCATATCCATCAGAATAGCAGATGTACCATATTCGTAATCAGAGTTTGCCGATCCTGCTGTGTCTAATCTTATTTGAGAGTTAGCTTTAGGATAGTTAACATTATTTTTACGAGTAAAGTACCTATATACATCATTACTATTAGACCCAATAAACGTAGCAAAAAACATATACTTACCAGCGACAGGGGCAGTAAATCTACCTGTTGCTAAACTAAAGTGGCTTCCAGTATTATGAATTATACTACCCCATGGCCAACCAGACCCGGAAGATGGAGTTGAAGAACTACCTACTGCCATAAAGCTTGGCTGAGATGGCATTGTGACATAGCCTTCATGAGATATTCTCATTTTTGTATCAACAAGCTGTACGCTACCACCATCTGAATTGCTATCAACTAAAAATGCTAAATCTTGTCTAGCTGCTCCATCGCCTCTACCTACAGAAACAATTCCAACTTTACGATAGGCGGAATTTGCATTTTCTGCATACCCTAAACTGATACCAGTATAGTTATCAACAGCATTTGCACTGTTAGAACCAAAGTGTGAAAGTTCTCCATTGCCAGTTCGAACTTCTAGTTTTTTCTGTGGACTACCTGTACCAATACCAACGTTGCCGCCCTTAAAAGTCATAGAGCTAAAAGAAGCAGTGCCACCTTCGATAGTGCCAATAGAACCAACACCCCCAGAAGTAGAGCCAACAATCATTCTATTATTATTGTCTTGACCAAGGCTTAATTCTGAATTTACATGAAGTTTACTTGCAATATTAGTACTTAAACCAATACCAATATTTTCATTGCTATCTATAGTCATAGCTACTGCGTTTGACTGATCATCAATACCTGAGAGTGCTACTTGAAACGCTGCCTGTGATATAACAACTACATTGTCACCACTCTGTGCGGCTACAGTAAGAGTAATTGTAGTACCATTAGTAGCTGTATAGTCTGTGCCGTCTACTAAGCGTACACCATTCTGGAATACGTGAACCTTACCTACTGTGTAGTTCAAACCAGTAAGGCTTGTTGTTGCACCAGTGATGGTAAAAGTCTTCTTACGTTCAGCACCACTGCTTACGACAGATGCTTTAGAACCTATGTAACCTGCCATGTGTTTATCCTTTAAGGTGTTTCGCTTGCTTCTGCTTCAGCGTTTAGTTGTGCGGCTGTCTTAGCCCAGCCTCTTGTGAAAGCATCTGCTACGATTAACTCTCTTGTTGCTGGTATAGCTACGCCTTCATCTAATGCACGATTGGTATACATTGAGATGATTTCATCGTTAGCTATTCTGGCTCTATTAGTAAGCGCATTGTCAGCCCAATCTTGTGGGTCAGCGGCGGCATACTGTAAGCCTTTGTATTGTGTGTCTGTTAAAGTAATTGTTATGTCTGGCATAGTTGCCTCCTTGTTGTTTGCATTGTTAGCCTATTAAATGTCCTGAAAATGTATTCCATATTGGAGACTGACTAAAACCTCTACTTGCATCGTCAGAAAACGACCACACTTCAACGTAATCATTAGCTGATAGGTAAATGACATGTGNTATAGAAGCTACTAAATCATGCGCCGAANTGCCACTGTGGAAAGAGTCACCTATTGCATAAGTTGTACCATTAACCCTTAGAAACACTCTAANTTGATTACCATCAGCTATACCATAACAGTTTACACTAGCATTGAACTGATACGCACCAGCTAAAGGTGCTACAAATCTATTGTTAGTTGTATCAAAATGCCCTCCGTTATTAAATCTAGTACCATTTATTAACACTTTAGCAGTGCTTGCAGTTTCATTGTAATTACTACCTGTTCTGTGTGCAAAAAAGTACGGCTGATACGGCATTGTGACACGGCCTGACGCATCTATGCGCATACGTTCTGCGTTGGCTGTATCAATTGCCAAATCACCGTTGGTTTGTGTCGCTATGTTAGAACGTGTGCTACTACTGCCATTATACATTAAGGTAATACCAGCTTCACCATCTGTTCTATTTACACGAACAAATGCACCAGCACCATCAACATGAAACTTGTCATTAGGCGAACTCGTCCCAATACCAACGTTCCCTGATGCGTCCAGTCTCATACGTTCTGTAAATCCAACATGTGTACTAGGGCTTGATGCTGTACCAAAAACTAACTGTGCGCCATCATCATAACTTACTGTAGTTTGACTATTGCTCTCAATGTTTATTCCAAATTGACCACTACTTCCACTTATGCCCGTTCTTTCAAGCGCAAAGATGTTATTACTGCTTTGAGATGCGGTTAAAGTAGCACTAGGCGAACTCGTCCCAATACCAACGTTAGAGCCATCAACCGTTATAGCATCGGGTATGTTAATTAAGTCTGTTTGCTTACTCATTAGGTTTGCTCCAGTACACTCACAATTACGTCACAACTTGATGCTGTGTCACTTGTTACGATTACAGTGTCAGTCGTCTCCAGGATGATCTTACCGTCTAAGACTGAGAGAGCTGCACCACTTGGTAGTGGTACTCCCTTGACAACGTAAACACCTGCCGCTTGTACATCTACTTTGATCTGAGATGCTGTTCTGTTAGCTAAGTTACAACCGATCATCACTGATGTAGTTGCACTTGGTACTGTATATGTAGTTGTAGCACCTGTACCAACTGAGGCGCTTGTGTAGTTCTTAAAGACGTTTGCCATGAATCACCCCAATGCTATTGCCATTGCCAAGCTTGTTCCGGCTTGATCGACATCTAAATTACTTCGCGCAGTAGCAGCCGAAGATGCTCCTGTTCCGCCATTTGCTATAGAGAGGTCAGTACCGCTCCACGTTGTGTTATTAACACTCTCCAACTTATCGTTATTTAAGTTGGTAAAGTTCGCATCAACTTCAGTGTTAGTTAGGGGCGAACCCTTGCCAGATCGTGTTACAATAGTAGCCATTGTTCCCCCCTACCTATTAAGATGCAGCTAAAGTGATTGTCCAAGTAACGGACATCGTATCATCAGCAGCTTTGTTAACGACGCTAAATACTGTACGGCAAAGCATGTCACCCGAGGATGCAGCGTTGAAAATTCCAGCTTCTGTTACAGCACCCGTTGCATCACCCGCTTCAAACGCAGAAACGTATGCAACTTTTTCGTTGTTAGAACCTGTGATCGTCGACGAGTCTAACGCTTCGCGAGACCCCAGTAAGGTCACAAGGTCAGTTTGGCTTGCGGCCGCTGCTGTTGTGCCGGAACCTAACGCCATGTGAGACATGACTGCTTTAGAAGTACCTGTCATGCGAGATGCGATATAAGCAAGCCCCGCGTTTACAACGAGGTTCTTTTCCACGCGTTCTTCTTTGATATTCCCGGCCTTGTCCTTTAGGACGATGTTAAGCTGACCGGATAGCTTTAGGTTTTCAAGGATCATTTCGATCTCCTAAGTAAAGGTTCGGGAAGCGCCGACGTAGTCTTCCGCAAAGTAAGTGAAGTCAGCAAAACCCTGACTTCGTAATGACCCCACGTCGGTCATGGAGGTTGTGTCTGACGGACGTTTACCAAAGTTAAGAACATCACCGTCCGTAACTCCGTAGCTGTCCGTAAACGCTCTGTTGTAACTCACAGCAAAGTTTAGGGCGTCTGTAGCCGCAGCTATGTTTCCTGTAACTTTTGCAAACTGCATTTCTTGGTCGTCTTCTGTAGTTGCTTCGCCGTCTA